TTGATAAAAAAGTAGCAGTGTATGTAAAACACGCTAAGACTTCAACCGAAGCAGCAGCATGGGAGGTAAGAGGCGAAAACGCAAAGAAATTAGCTTAACCACACTTTAGTAGGTGGTAAAATCGAAAGAGAGTAGCCGCTTACTGTAACTAGATTAACAACGAGGCATTTGTCCTCAGATAAACGAAACAAATTATGGAAAAAACATTTGGGGTGTTCTCAAAACACTTTACGCTAATCGAAGCGTTTAAAAAAGAAGCAGAAAAATTGGGGTGGACCTACAACTGTTCATTTAACGAGTTTTCCGAAAACAAATTCAATGGCGGTAGAAATTTGCATTTTGAACGATATTGGGATGTAGATGACGATTATTTATTCTCATTATCTTCAACTTCAAAAAATCACCCTTGCCTATATTTGCCACAAGATTGGAATGAGGCGATTGCTTTGTTAAATAAGCCCATCATTACCGAGGTAACGATTTTGGACATTGCACGATGGAAGGGCGTTAGTGTTGAAAATATTAGAGTTAAATATAAATAGAAACACCGCTGTTAGAAGTGAGTAGCTAATAGCTTTGTTTTCAAAGTGGGCGGTGGTTCTAGCCCGCCCACACATGGGGAGGTAGCTCAGCGGCTAGAGCGGTTGCCTTTTAAACCAACAGGACGGTGGTTCGAGTCCATCCCTCCCCACACATCGCGGCACATAAAAGCCCTTGAGATGATTAGTTGAAATCGGTACGCGCCACACGGTACGGTGGCTCACCAAGAACGGAGTGACGTACGGGCAATACTTGCTGCCACACTATGCGAGGGTAAACGTGAGGGGTGATAGCCTCACGTTTTAAAAGTCAAATTCACAAAAAAATGAACGATAAAATAGTAAAACCGAAAACCGAAAACGCCACCTATATGAGAGAGGATGGGCATTCTAACAAGATACAACTAGCTTGTATTACAAGGGGTAAAAGGGAGTCGATGAGCGACTACATAAATAACGCTGTAAATATTCAGCTAAAAAAAGATGGGATAATTAAGTAACCTTAACCAAATATAATTATGAAACACACACACGGAGAATGGGTTCAAGAGTCAACAAATGTAATGACTTCGGCTAGATTAATTGCAAACTGCAATGGAAATGGATCTAAGGTTACGGATGAAGATTTAAACAACGCCAAACTAATTGCAGCAGCTCCCAATATGTTAGAAGCATTAATTGAGGTATTGCCAATGCTGTTAGACACGCATGATACTGCAATAAAGATTAAATACGCAATCAACAAAGCCACCATTTAACCACAACCAACCATGACTAAATGTATAGTATTAGGCGAACAGCCGAAAGAAGAAAGTAAAAAACCGATTGAGTTTAAGCATTATATAACGTACGACTTAGACAAATCAACCCCATGCGACCCACGTCAATATAAAAACATTGAATTGATTAGACCAAATTATACAAAAGAGGGATATGATTTAATGTTTGCTTATGACCACAATAGAAGTTTTGGCGGTTTATACCTAGGGCATTGGAATGACGGAGTAGTATGATCACCCCCTACAAATGCATGAAATGCGGACATAAGTTTGTTTCATTTGAGCAAACAGACTGCCCAAAGTGCGGTGGACACACTTACAACGACAGCAACGAGTATGTTGATACTGTTGGTAGGTTAGGTTTAATTAAGCGAACCACACCAGAAGAATTAGAAGCTACAAGGGCTTATATTGAATCACAAAATAAAAAACCTGAGCATATTTTTGAACAATTAAAAAAGGATTTATAATGAGCATGAAAAATATTTTAGGAATGTCGGCCATGTATGCGTTACTTGGCACACAACCGTTTAACGAACGAAAATATGCGGCTAATAGTAATGTTAATTGTGGAGTAGACCCCAAACCAAACCGAAGGCGTGCAAAACCAAACACATTTAAGAAATCAAAGAAGCGTAAAAATAAAACTCAATATTTGAAATAATTATGGCACAACCAACACAACAGCCACCATTTAATGAGTGGGTAAAGTACATCAAAAGAATGGCTAATAAAACCAAGCATGAGTTAAGTGCTGGCGATATTAAAAGACCATTCACAATACGTATAAAGTATGAAAGCTAATTGGACAATAAGCGGAAACAGAAACGGCAAACAAGCCACGTTTGAAAGGATTGGCAATCGTTTTTTTGTAAACAAATGTGACGGTAATTGTCATTCTACCGAAAACCAAAAGAATGCACGAAAATTGTTTTTAAACTATTTGAAATGACAAATGTTCCAACACACATAAATGCTTTCGTTGTCGAGTTTATGGACTACGTGTATGCAACTAAAAAAATACATCTTAATGATTTTTACGAGTCGTTTTTGGGCCAAAAATATGCAAATATTGATTATAATACTGCTATGGCTTGCGCTGCTGAATCATGCGGTATAACAATTGCTGAAATTAAAGGAAAAACGAGAGATAGGAATGTTGTAAACGCAAGAAGGTTATTTGCTGTTTATTCGCGGCATAATGGTATGACACTGAAAAGAATTGGAATGTTTTTAGGAGATAGGGACCATTCAAGTATATTGCATTTATTGCAATCGCATGAAGATTTATCCACTTATGAGGCTGGTTATCGTAGACTATTTAAGTCATTTGAAGATTTAGTTTTAATAAGACAAAAGGACTATGAGCGAATATAAATGCATTGGTTGTTACCCTGCAAAAGAAGTAACAATATCGCTACATGAGCGAACGGTTGATGATAGTTATTACATCAAAATTTCTACGCCTAATTACGACCAATACGAGTACGTTGTTGGCAAGGAAAACGCTGAAAAATATTACAACAAACAAATTAAAAAATCAGAACAACTTAAAAAATAACACCATGTGGATAGCATCATTAATATTCGGATTTTGGGTAATAGGGTTTGTTTGAATAGCTCACAAAGGAAAACGTAATAATAAATAACAGTAAAAAACATGACATTAATAAACATTAGACCAGCCCAAAGGGGCGAGAGTAAAGCTGTTTTAGGAATAGCAGGAACATCAGGAAGTGGCAAAACATACACAGCACTATTAATTGCTCGTGGAATGGTGGATAAAGCCTCAGAAATAGGTTTTTTAGACACCGAAAACAAAAGAGGTTCAATGTATGCTGATATTTTGGACGGACAGTTTATGATTGGGGATTTGTACCCACCATTTTCCCCACAAAGATACAGCGAGGCAATTAAAGAGTTTCAAAAAGCAGGAGTTAAAGTACTTGTAATTGATAGTGTTACCCACGAATGGGAGGGTGAAGGTGGTTGTGATGATATTGCAAACGCACCTTTAGCAGCGGGTAAACGCATGGCTGATTGGGTCGGCGCAAAACGTGGACATAAAGCGTTTATGAACACTATGCTCCAATGTAATATGCACATTATTTGTTGCATTAGAGCGAGAGAAAAAACAGACTTCAAAAACCCCAAAGAGCCCGTTTCGTTAGGATTACAACCCATCTGTGAAAAGAATTTCATGTTTGAAATGACAGCTTCGTTATTAATGAAAGAAGAAGGTAAGGAACAATCATTTTTGAAGATGCCGTCATTCCTTAAAGGAGCGTTCGGAAGTGGAAAAGGTTATCTGGGTAGAGAAACGGGAGAAAAGATAATGGAGTGGATTAAAACGGGGGAGAAAGAAGACCCAGAGGTAACAAAAATTAAATCTGAACTACTTATGGCTTGTGAGTTTGGGATAGCGGGCTTAACGAGTTTGTGGGATAGCTTAACAGATGCACAAAAACTCAAAATGAAGCCACATTTTTCAGTATATAAAGAATCTGCTTTAGCTTATGACAAGCAAGTTGCGGATGCTTCCGATGGTAACTCTGAAAATATATCAACAAAACCTAACGCTGATAAACTAAAATGATACAACGAAGGATATTTAACGATAAAGAAAAGTGGCGTGAGTTTCGTGCTGGATATTTCACAGCTAGCGAATCTGTTAAGCTTCTATCAGAACCAAAGTTAAAAGCTGATAAAGAGGCGGGTAATCTATCGGACGGTGCAATGACTTATGTAATTGAACGTGCAGCAGAAAAAGAAGCCCCTTTAGAGCCTGACTTCTATAATTCAAAAATGGAACGGGGCAATGAAGTAGAGCCACAAGCTGCACTCGCAATAGCTGAAAAGTTTGGATTAGATGTAAATTCAGATGATTTTATCTACACAAGTGAGGGCGGGTCGGTATTCTTTTTTGACGATGAGTTTAATGCTGGAAGCACGCCCGATGTGATACTTAAAGAGGATATTTGTGAGATTAAATGCCCAGATAGCAAACAGCACTTAGCCTACATGCTTGTAAAAACAGCCGAACAATTGAAAGATAATTACCTAAAAATATACAATCAAATACAGCAAAATATTTGGCTCGCTGAAAAGAAAGGCGGATGGTTTATATCATTTGATGATAGGTTTTACAATAAAAAACTACACGCTCACTTTGTGCGTATACCTAAAGATGAAGAACATTTGGCGCACCTAAAAACAAAGCTAAAAAAAGCGAAATCCGTGCAAGAGGAAATTTTAACAACAATTAACGCATGACCACCCTTGAATGTACAAAAACCCTACTAATACTATTTAGTGTAGTAGGAGGTCCCGAGCACGAAACCCCCACTATTGGCAATACCTTTTTAGCCGTAGTGCTTTTCGGTGTTAAAAATTTCAAACTTTAAATAAACATAGAAATGAATAGTAAAATTATTGGCTTTGCAATAGAAGCTCACAACAAAACAAATCATCTTTATGATGGCAAACCTTATTCACTTCATTTGGCTATGGTATCAATGTATGCAATGAAATATATTGATTTTATACCTTCAAAAGAAGCAAGAGAAAATGTATTAAATGCTTGTTGGTTGCACGATACAATAGAAGATTGTCGTTTAACATACAATGATATTTTAAAAGTTGCTGGTGAAGATGTCGCAAATATTGTTTATGCAGTTTCAAATGAAAAAGGCAAAAACAGAAAAGAAAGAGCAAACGATTTATATTATTTCGGGATTAGAAATACCGCTTGGGCTACTTATGTAAAATTCTGTGATAGATTGGCAAATGTCAAATATTCAAAAGATACAAATTCAAAAATGCTTTCAGTTTATCAAAAAGAAAATGTGGAATTTGTAAAAGCACTTTGCCCTGATAATAATTCACTCCATAATTATAATAAAATGATTTTGGAACTTGATGAGTTGTTGGGTGTTTCGTAGCATTACGGCTAACGACTTTCTTCCTTCACCTAAAAGTATAGCACACCAATGAAAACACAAAAACAGGCCGTACTTAGTTTTCTAATCGAAAACCTTAGTATCACGGGTAGTACATGCTACACGACAACAAGAATTAACTGCAAATGTGCCTCTTTAAATTTACACGTAATCATTCGTGAATTAGGCAAGTCAGGCGTAATCTTCAAACAACCCAAAGACTTTTACAATTCAGAAACAAAAACACGTTTTCGTAGGCATTACATTGACTTGAAACGAACACCGAAAAAAGTTATTAACGAGATTTTAAAAACTAAACAGCCATAGACGGCAATAATATTATGAAAAACAATGGATTCGAAGAAATTCAAACGGGGAGTTGGTACACGTGGAAATCAAATGGTGAAGATGTAACTATAACTGGTTACGACCCTATGAGAAAAATACAAGTTGGAAGCAGAACTTTAGACTCGGCAATGAGAATTTGGGAAGTGTCTGAAATATCTCGCAGAAACCACGATGGAACATTTGTTGACCCGAAAAACGCTGTTGATAGTTTTTACACCGCTAAAATTATTCGTGTTTAGCCCTTGCACAGTTAAAAAAGAATAGTACATTTGTATTACCAAAATTAAATAATAAGATAATGATTTTAGAAACTTTCACATTTTTATATAGAAGCCTCGTGCCTCATTGCGCTGACCGCCTTATCTCGGCAGCGATGGTCAATGACAGCACGGGGCTTCGTTGTGCAATATAATGGCTGGGCGAAAAGGGTTTAATTTTTATGTAAGTTACTATGAAGTTTTAGAAACACTATCTGATAAAGAACGGTTGCAATATTTAATGGCTATTCTCGAAAAGCAGTTTAATAATATTAACCCCGATTTGTCAAAATTGGACAAACAAGCACGTTTTGCATACGTAAGTCAAAGGCATAGTATCGAAAATCAGATAAACGGGTTCATTCAAAAGACAAAAGAGCCGTTAACGCCCGTTACTCTAAGTACACAAGGGGGGGCTGAAAGGGTAGAAATTACCCCTACGGCACAAGAGAAAGGGAAAGAGGAAGTACAATACGTAAGTGTTTTTACATTTGATGAATTTTGGGATTTGTACGATAAAAAAGTTGGGGATAAGAGTAGGCTAAAAAACAAGTACGACAAAATCAGCGAACCCGAAAGAGAGAAAATAAAGAATCATATTCCTAAGTACAAGTCCGCAACACCTGATAAGAAATTCAGAAAAGACCCCGAAACTTATATCAATAACAAAAGTTGGAACGATGAAATAATCGGAACAGCGCAACAACAAGCAACTGCTCAACCTAAAAACGTAATTTGGTAATGGCAAAAATAGTATTAGCAAATAAAGTTATGGAACAGGTTATGAACTTGCATAGGCTTGGGAATATTCCTGGGGTTAGGGTTGGGTTTGAAAACTTAGACCAACACTATTCGGTTAAATTGGGAACCTCTACGATTATATACGGTCATCCAACGGCAGGCAAGAGCGAGTTTTTAAAGGAAATATCAAAACCGTTAACGTGTAAATATGGATGGAAAGGGTTAATGTATAGCCCCGAAACGGGTGATGCTGCCGAAATATTTGCAGAGTTAGCAAGCGCATTGACATGGAAAACATTCGATAAGAGATTTTCTAATTATATATCTGAAAAGGAATTAATGAATGTTATGGCTTTTATTCAGTCGAACTATATCGTAATTGATAACACGGACGAAAAAGGGTTATTATTAGATGAATGGGTTGACCTAACAAAAGAATGTATTAAGGATTATGGCATTAAGTGGAGCAGTATTGATAATTGGAATGACGTAGACCACGATTTATTTAGCGCAGGTGGAATGATTTCAGAATACTTGAAGAAATCCCTGCCTAAAGTAAATAGGCTTGCTAAAACGCAAAATATACACGCTTTTATAGTTTGCCATGCGAGAAGCCCAACTGTGATTAGTGGTGAAAGTTTCCCAAGACCGCCAAGACCAGATGAAATTGAGGGCGGCTCGTTGTGGTATGCAAAAGCTATGAGCCTAATAGGGTTGCACCGTGATTATATCGAAACCCCTAACGGGTGGGAGCAGTCAAACGAATTGATTGTAGATATAAGGAAAGTAAAACCTAAAATTGTAGGTAAAAAAGGACAAATTAGATTGAAGTATAATGTTAACCGAAACTCTTATTTTTACGATATGGGGCACGGCTACCAATACTTAGAAACACCGTTTAATGAATACGAACCAGTACAAGCTGTATTTAACCAACCATCATTCTAATGAAAACACTAACAAAAAATATTTTACAAAACGGTATAGGAGTTGAGCCAATGTTTAACCACCAAATGAGCGTAACAAGTTCACTTAATTCGTTGTCAGAGTTTTTGGTTGACATGGGTATTAAGCTAAGAAAGCAAAGCACACCAAGTCAAGTTGATAAGTACAATCTACTAAGCCAATCGTATGTGAACATTAGAGGTGCATTAGCACAAATATTTATACACGAAAGTACCGTACATCAATTGGAGCAAATGTTGGCGCAAAAAAACAAAGAGATAGCAGAGTTAAAAAAACAAGTTGATATTTTAACCAACACAATAGAATTTCAGAAGTAATAAACAGTAATCATGAACAACAACGAAAACAAACAGAAAACCCCGCTACATCAGCTAATTGAAAAGCTGGACAGCGGAATTAACGAATTTAAAACCACAAAAGACTTGACGTATCAACAACAGTCATCGGCATTAGCTGTTATGTGTGCAATTAGAGAAGATGCTGTTGCCCTACTACCAGCAGAAGAGCAAAGCTATATTGATGCGGTAAATAATGAATCAGAAGTAGCGGCAAGATTAGCCAACACGTTATTGGGCTATGAGTTGTTAAAATCAAACGGTAACGCAGGCAAGCAGTATTTCGACCAGACATTTAATACACCGAAAGTATGAAAACAGAAGATTTTAATTTAGCTTTTCGTGGAAACGGATTTAGCGAAGAACAAAACAAACAAATTACAGAATCAGCGTTAACGGTAGCCTCACAGATACTTATTTCAGCGGTTGTAATGACTGGCGCGAAAAATTACATTGTAGGTGATGTTAATTTTCCTGACGGCACAGCATGGGAGTTGCATTTCAAAAGAAAACAACCAATCAGTAAAACTTTAACCAACCCACCCAATGAATAAGATAGCCAAAAAACACTACACTCAAATTTTTGAAATAGATAACGGAGCAAATATAGAGCAAGACGAAAAGCGTTTAATCGCAGCAGAAAATTGCGCAGCCGCAACCGAAGAAGGGGCGGTAAAGTTTGCGGAGTGGATGATTGATAGCGGATATAAAAGAACTAATGGTAAAATATATTGGGTGAACGATGTTGAGCCAAGTTTATACAGAGCTGAATCCGAACTATTCCACCACCCCGATTTTTTAGCAACACTTTAATGAATAAGGATATGACACCAAACGAACGTTATCAAAAAACAGAAGATATTTTATCAAAGTTTAACAATGGTAAGTACCTATTTAACACCTCCGCATTATTTAACAAAACTGTTCAAATGATGGTTAATGGAGCATCTGAATACGATGTTATAGAGGCATTGTTGAAAGTTACAGAAGAAACGCAACAAGCATTTGAGCAACATTTAATTAGGGGTAAATAATTTAACAACTATGGAAACTAACAAAAACCTACCCGCAGAACTTAAAGCAGAGTTAAAACAATTATTTTTGAATACATTCAATTGCTATGTTGATAGTAATGATACACAACCAGCAATGAGCGAAGAAAGAGCAATCGAGTTCGCACAATCTGAAATAGCCCAAAAGATAGCCCGTATAAACTACATCAGCATTGAAGAACACGAAAGGCAGATGATTTTGTTTGCCGATTTTTTACCTAAAAAGCATTCGTGGATTATACTCCGCACAGAAGATAATTACAAAGAGGTTAACGACTGGCTTAATATTGATATTGGCCGTGAAGCCTTATTTGGAAAAAATGGATATGTTGGATATGATGGCTGTTATTGTGGAGTAGTTATACCAATAGGTTACAATGAAATCACAACCGAACAGTTTAAACTTTTTATGCTCACCCAATTTAAAGCAAAACAGTAATGAAAATCATTAGCAATATTAAGCGTTGGTTGAAAAAAGAATGGGCAATATTTTGCTATTCAGAATCGGTAGAAGGTCATTGTGCACCAAAACACGAATACGATAAAAAGATTGTTGAAATCAAAAAAAAGTATCATTTAACTAACAACACCTAAACACAAAACAGATTATGAGAATGATTGAAAAAACCAACGGGAAAGGCGAAACAATTTTAGTAGAAGACCCACAATATTTGAATGATGAAGAAGGGTTTAAAAAACTACGCAGAAAACCTACAAACTACACTCCACCAAAAAAGAAACGTAAAAAAAGATAGATTATGAGCAACCTAACAGAAGTCGATTACAACGGGGGAAAACTCCTTGTGGACGAAAACCAAAAACCAAAAGCAGGAGAAATTGGATATTTCCCTGACTTGAATATTGTTGCGCAACCCGATACTGTCGATGATGGAACGTATTATAAAATCATCGCCCAAACCTACGACTGTGGAATAATTGGAGTGCCGTTTGTGGAGTTGGAGGATGAAGAAAGAGAAAGAGGTATTACGATTAATGGAGTAGGAGCAAAAGAGTTTACCGAAGCGGATGCTATTAATTGCATTAAACAAGGAATAATAATAGGATCACGAGAAAAAGGAGGAAGAAAGCCATTTAGTGAATATCAACAAAAATTTCAAGCCATTATCACCTCCCTACGCCCAAAGAAGCCAGTAAGCTATACAATGGTGATGGAAAAAACATTTGACCCAATGAGAGGATTTATGCCGGGAGACATTCCCGAAACCTACACCAAAGTAATAGACGGAAAGACAGTAACCTTTATTAAAGTAAAAGCGAATTATGAATAGAGAAATAAAAGTACAATTTATAGTTGACAATAAGCATTTGAGCGCATCGTACACTTTAACTGAGGTGTTAAACGCTTATGATGAAAAGGTCTTTGAAGATATGGAAGGCCCATGCACGTGCATGTTAACCGAATCAACTAATCATTGCGAGGGCGATTGTTCTAAATACGAAAAAAGTGTTATTACGGGTCAGCGACAATTCACGGGATTAACGGATAAAAACAACAAAGAAGTGTTTGAAGGGGATGTTTATCATCAAGGCGACATGAACATAAAATATGTTGTGGTTTGGCACGATACGGGGTTTAAAGGTAAGCAGATTGGTTCATCAAGCTTTGCAGGCTTAGAATATTGGAAAGACAGGATTGAAATCATCGGCAACATCTACGAAACCCCTGAATTGTCAAATCCACCCACACCATAAACAAGTGCATTTCAACACTCCAACAGTAAGCGAGTATTAACCAATTAAAGCAAACAATATGAAAAAGCTATTAATTGTACTATCGGCAATAATTTTGCTGTATTTATGTGGGGCTTTTATAACCCTTTTACCTAATCCTTTAGAGTGGAGCAGTGATGCGCGAATAGTTTTTACTATATTTTGCGTAGTGGTATCTGTTTTTTTAGCCTCCGCTCCGAAAGGAATGTATGATTAAGGAATCAACAACCCAAAAATAAAGCCAATAACACCGCCTTCAACACGACCTTTATTGCGAGCCTTTCGAATATCTTTTTTAGCCTGTTTTACGGTATTAAAAAGGATTAAACTATCGTTGCGGTGTATTGTGTCATTAATTTGAATTACGTTCTTTAAATCGAAGATATTTGAGTCTTTAAATTTAATAATGTTGCTGTCAAGTTTTAGTTGAATTTTAGCATCATTGTATCGGTAATAAGTTCTATTAGCACTATCCTTTGAAGGGTATAAGGTATTAAATAAACTGTCATGCTGTGAACTATCGAGAGTGTTTAAATAAACAATACTATCTTCGTATATGCGTTTAATTTTTAGCTTTTCGGTGTAAACGGTGTCAACCCTTTTTTCATTTGACTCAACTTCGGAAATTAGGTTTAAAGCCTTTATTTGCAAGGTTTCGTTATCTGACTGTAATTTTAAATTGTCGTTCTCTTTTTGCCCATCACGCCAACCCAGCAAAAGAATTATTAGCAGCAAAATTGCAATGATGCAGCATAGTTGTATTTTTGTTTTTTCGCTTTCGTTCATGCTTGCAAATTACAAATTAAATATTACATTTGTTTTCAGTAATTTGTTTTCAGTAATTTGTTTTCATAGGTGAATTATGGCTTTGCGTGTAGCTCAGCTGGTTAGAGCCTTGTGTCGGTGGTTCGAGTCCATCCACGTAAACAAGCACCAAAAGCCTTTGCGGCAAAGTACGCAACTTATAAGGAAGTGCCTTATGCAATAGTGCAAGTAGCGGTGAAATGCTTTGATGTGCATTAGCTTAACGGCCTCACTTTAATCGGTGGGGTCTTTTTGTTTTAAAGGGTAATTTACATATTTTTACATGGATAAAAATAAAAAAATTATTTTACATGATAACAGAAAACATATCAGGGCGCACCTTCGGAAGATATACGGCCATTAGCTATTTCGGTAGAGATAAACATAAAAAGCCGCTATGGAATTGCGTATGTAAATGTGGCGAAAACAGGGTTGTTGGGCTACATTCTTTAAAAAGCGGAAACTCTAAAAGTTGTGGGTGCTATGCTGGTGAGCAAAGGGTCAAGTCAAAAACAACACATGGCAAAACAAACACTGACATATGGAACATATGGAGAGCCATTAAACAACGAACGACAAATAGAAACACCAGGTCTTTTTCAAGATATGGAGAAAGGGGTATACTAATGTGTTCAGAATGGTTGTTATCTGTTGATGCATTCCATAAAGATATGGGTGATAGGCCTTCTAAATCACATTCAATAGAAAGAATAGATAATGACAAGGGTTATTATAAAGAAAATTGTCGATGGGCGACAAGACTTGAACAGGCAAGAAATCAGACAAATAACGTTGGTGTTTTAAACGTAGAAAACGGGGTGTTTTATAACACTATCTCAGAAGCCGCATATTGTGATGGAAAATTTCCTCATCAGCTAGCGCATTTACTAAGAAGGGGAACTACGACAAGATTCTCATATATATAGAATTACGTTTTTGTATTTCAGCGGGCGATAGATTATTGAAGTAGGTCATGAAAAATACATTTCTGCTTCGGCTTTTCTTCGCCTTACAAGTCCGGCAATTTTTTTACCCCCAGCATTTACCCACTTCATAAATTCGTTCAATATCATTTGGTCGTTCGGGTTTTCGTTAACTTTTTTCAATAGTGTTGAGCCTTTCAATGACTGTGAGCCTAAATTATATGCGAATGAAACTAAGGCATTAAATTGGTTTTGATTAATCGTATCAACTGCCATTGCATCAACTGACAGCTCAAATTGTTTTATATCGTGAAGTAAATATAATGTTGCTTGTGAACGTGTAATTTCTTTATCTGTTAACGCTACCTTTTTTCCGTCAGGATAGCGTGTTGTTCCAAATCCAATTGTAGGTACTTTTGCGCTACACAAATACGGCCTTGGCTCGAACCCTTCGAACGAAGTTATTAAATCAATTCCTTTATCGTTTATCGTTGTTATTTTCACTTTCCTTTAATCTTATTAATAACCGCTTGAATAATCAACTCATACAACGAGGTTCCAACCGCATAGGTTACGAATAGTTTAGTTAAATCTTCGCCAAATGCAAAGTGCCAAACAAAGCCCAAAATAGTGGCCATGATAAAGACACCCCAAGTCATAGCTTTCTTGCTACCCGTAAGAGCCGCAACGACTAAGGCTGTAATGTTTCTAAGCCCATACGCTAAGAAAATAAAACAAACCAAATAAGGCAATGATAAATAGGCCATGATTGAGGCCATGATATTAACTGATATTTCTTCCATATTATTTCCTTTTTGTTAACTGTTTAATTTCTTCGTCCTGCTTGGTGATTACCGCCCAAACCTTTATAAACTCTGCCTCATTATTTTTGTTCTTTTCATCCTGCCTTGCAAGCATTTCGCCTTGTGATGTAATGGTTTTAAGGGCGTAGGTTATAACAGCTATGTTTATGGATATTAACAATGCTAATATAGCACCAAGCATACTTGTTTTGTCCCGTTCGTAATCGTTAGAGGCTTTTATATTCATATGGCTTAATCTTTTGGTAATTCGTTTCCGTTAATTAAAATTAAATATCTTGCAACCAATTTACTCAAACTCATTGGCATTGCTACTCCGTAATTCCGCTGGTCGCATAATCCATCACCGCTAGTGCAACTACATCCACATGCAAGTGTTGTAATACAATCGTAACATCCTTGAGAATTACAATGTGTGTTACAACCCATGTATTCGTATCGCGTAAAAAAAGTATCGTTGCTAAATTGAATAGCCACCACATCGCTTACCCCATCCGAAGTTTTAACACCCAAATGTGTGCTGTCTTTGTAAGTCGTATGAATAAATGGGTACTTATCCATTTCAAATACGCTATCTGTTTGCGATTTTGCAACAGCAGCAATGCCGTAAAAATAGTTTACTCCATCGTTGGCCAGCGTGCCTATTGCAACGTTTTGAGCGTTGGAAAAAAGAGGTAGTAGTAAAAATAAAAGTAGTTTTTTCATGGTGCTAAATTAATTAAATTATTTGAACTTTCAATATCTGTTGGTTTGCCTAAAATTTGGCTCAACTCTTCGAGGAAAACAATATAAAAAAAACCGTCTTTATGCTCGAGATGATCGCAATAAGTTTGAGTTGTTGCGTGCTCGTGGGATGGTATTCCAAAAAACTTATTTATTTCTGAAATAGCAAACTTTGCATCTTGTTCACTTGTAAATTTATATCCTTTAAAACACGCCATAATAGTTGTTTTGATTTGCCTCAATTGCTGCAATATTGCTTGTTTGGTCGGCTAGCCATGCCACCGACTCCAGATACGCTATGTTACCATTATATATTGCATCTTGCCCGCATCCATTACGAAAGTTAGACGCTGAATTATATTGCGTTCCTGCATATGACACGGTGCTTGAGTTTGTTCCATTCACACGTTGAAAGAAATTTGATGCGCCATAAATAGATGATTGTATGTTTTTAGATTGGGCGTATGGTGATGTTTGAAAATCTGCCCCAGCGGTATTTCTTCTAATGGTGTTTAATGTGGTTGCTAGTCTAGCTTGTTCATATCTTCCAGTAAAATTAGCCCCACTCCCACTCCCGCACAATGTAAAAGACACTCCGCCTGAAGGTAATGCGTATTGATGGGTTACTTCAATAAGTGTTATGGGCAAACTTTGAAGCGTAGACACAGGGATGTTACCGTGTTGCGTTGTATTGGCCGCGGTTGTTCTAACAACTGGCAGGCCGCCTATCACATCTAAAACCCCTGCATTTACTATTCTAAACTGCAATGATGCGCTTGTTTGGGTTTGGTGATTTCCATTTCCGCTTTGGTCGTAACGAGTTGTAACAAATCCATTTCCCGAACCAACAAATGAAAGTAAAATATCCGCGTCTAAAATATTATTTACAAAGCCGATATTCATTTCAGCGTTGTCGATACTTCGTCTTACTCGAATGCAACTACCCGTGTATCCTAATCTCAATTTTCGTAGAGAATAAGCCCATAATGCATTTGGAAAGTTGTCCAAAAGAAGTGCGTTGCTTGGCACTAATGTAAATCTTCTGCTCATGAATATGTTCCTATTGCTGTTGCATAACCAACAGCCGTTGTAATTGTTCTTTGCGCTCTTATTGTATCACCCGCAACCAAGGTCGTTGTTCCAATAGCCGAATATGCTCCACCGTTTTTGCTCCATGTTATTGTACCACTACTTCCATCACTTGATGCGGATGTAAATACCCCAGCGGTAAAAGAATCAATAGTAAACAATGGAGTTAATGACTCTCCAGCAATAAATGGAAATCTAATTTGCGTGTCGCGCGGCTTGGTAAATGTTAATGTCAACCCCGCAACACTTGGCGCATATGTGTTTCCGTCTTGGTCTTTTGTTAAAACATTAATCGTTTCATTGCTTTTTGGGGATTGAAAAGCAGCACCGTTTAATTGAACCGTTGCATCTGGGGCTATTCCATCTGCCACATCATCCGCCTGAACAATTACTGTATCAACCGTTACACCTAAAGTGTTTTTTACTGTTACAGTAGAATTTGGAACTGTGAAATCTGCTGGGCCTTCAACTGTGTCAATTATACTTCCGTCTGTCCTTTTCACATTTACAGCCCCACCACCAACAAAAACATTTACAGCCGTTTCAATTTGCTCAACTGTAACATTTACCTCAACAACCGACTCGTCAACAGTTATGTTGACAGATTCTTCGATTGGCTCAATTACTATATTTACATCGCTCATGTTGTTATTTCTGGCAATACGTTAAACTCCCCTTTGATGTATGTTTTTACAACACCGCTGCTTGTAAATTGAATGTCATACATATAAACACCAACGGCAAAATCCACGTTGAAAGAGTCGATTTTGAATCTTCCTTCCGCTGCATTTATTATTGTTATTCCTGTTCCAATTTGAATCGTTTTAACACTAACTAAGGAAGGGAACGGCTTGAACATTGCCTTAATAGAATATCCTGTTAAGTTAATGTAGTCATCACTTTCATCCTTTAAAGTAAATCTAATTTCGTCAAGCGTATCACCTTTTATGGTGTCTTGAATGTTGTATGTTCCTGCTATCATTATGTTAATGAGATATGGTTAAATCCGTCACATGAAATTACTTGCCATTGTGTTTCTGAAACTGCCGCAATTGTCAGCGATGCTATCTTTTGCAAAGTTAATAAACTTCCCGTTGTTCCGTCAAATAAGATTTGGTCTTCTGTTGAAATCTTAACCTCTTTCGTGTTATAAACATTGCCTATTGTATATTTCAATCCTAAAACTATTTCAGGTAGCGTGTATATTGTTTCATCATCTGACTCGCCTGAGTTATTAAAAGCAAATCCGCTATCCGTTTGCAATAGTGTATAGTCTGTTAGTTTTTGAATAACAGCAAGCCTTTTTAGTTGGAAAACATCTGTATTCAATCCTGCTAAATCTGTTGCTGTTTTTTTTGTTATTATTTTAAGTTGTTCTAGCCCGTCTTCAATTCGAATTAATATGTTCCTGTAGGGGTTTACTGGTGCAGAAACAACATCATCACTCTGTCTAATAAGTTCAACCCACGACCCTGTCCATATTCCACGATTTGCATCAAAAGACCCATTCATCATCATAAACTTTCTGCTTCTCCAAATAATAATATTCACAGATTGGTAGTTTGGTAAAATAAAACTTCCTTGAATTATCAAACGCGGGAACCTTTGGAAAAATACCGCTGTTTGACAAAGTAACTGAGCAAATGGAATCCATTCAGCTGCAAGCTCGTCTTCACCCCAACCTACGCTATGCTTCCAATCGCTACCGTTGTAAATTTGTTTTTTCCCTACAATAAAATCACGTGGCGAGTCTGCATATTTTAACTGTTCGTCATAAAACATACTAGCAGCATTGTATATTGTATTTGTTGCAACAAACCCCAAATCTTCTGTTGTTGAGTCTGCCCAAACTTCTGACAACTCGTGATAAATTGAAGTCCAGTCAACACCCGTTGAAAGTATTAGGTCGCTTACTGCTGTTGTTATTATAAAAGGCTGTCCACTTGGGTCGTGAATAGGATTAGGTGGAATTGGTAAATATATTTCTTGCTCAATATAAACTAAATCCGCTGGACGGAAATCGCACCATATATTACTCCAATCTGCTGGGCTTGCTGCTATTGTTGCAAGCGAAATCCACGCCCTTGAACCGTAAGTCCAAGAGGATGATTTAATGTTTAGAACGTATCTGTAACCGTCTCTTTCAATCTCAAAATATACTCTAGTTAATGCGCCAGAACCAGCAAGCAATGGCGTGAATCCAACCTTACATTTGATTGCATACGTTGCGTTTCCTAGTGTATCAACGCTTTGCGAAAGCGTCCATGGAGTGCCAACAATATTTTCATTAATGCCCCACCTAATTTTACTTTCTATTTTCACGGTTTCGGTAACTCCATACAATGAAGGTAGAGCCATGTTTACAATAACATTGTTGGTATTATTTTCGTCAACATAAATCTCTTGGCTATTTGGCTCATTAGTTATAATCGTTGCGCCAACGTTAGCCCCTAGTTTTGAATAATACTCGTAATCAATAGTGCCATCTGTTAACATTAATGCGTCCATTTGAACAATGCGCCAACAGCCAGCCTCGTATCTTATTGTGGCTCCATAGGTCTGTAAAATATCTTCAATAGCCTTTAATGCTCGTTTTGGTCTGCCTGTTTTTTCATCTTCGATAAACGAATCTTTTCGCACGCGAGTTTCCGCTAAAGATGTTTTTATTTTTGCTTGACTTTCTTCATGCCAATTTACGGCTATGCCAATATACTTATCTTCGTCTGTATAAAATCGTTCAATCCCGCAAATTTGCAACCCTAAAATAATAGCATCCAATTCGCTTATCCATTCATCTTCTATATCCTCTATTGGATAATCAAAGTTTTCCAATCTATTCAAACCATCCCTTGCGTTCATTTCAAAAACAAACGAAACATTGTCATCATATTGTGATGTGTCAGTAAGTATCATTCCTGCAAACCACAAATCTGTTTCTCTATAAATTAAGCAGTAGTATTGGTCTTCTTTTCCTTGCGGCAAATCTGCAATTAATGCAAGTATTGGTGAGTCTTCGGACTTACCATTTAAAAGCATTTTTACGGTAACGTTTGAACAATAAGAAGGTGTGAACATTAGCTTGTTATCAATGCCATCGTATTGCCTATCAAATCCATTACCTGCAGGCGTAAAAGGATAAGTCAACCCACCATACGTTGTGTCGTATATGTCTATTTTCCAGTCTGTGCCGAAATTATCTGTAAACTCGCCTCTTGCGTATACTCCTGCCATTATCTTCTTTTTGTACGACCTGCACGGTCAACTGTTATTAATAAATCACCTCCGTATAATCGACTTTCCATTGAACCGTTTCCGAGTCCATTTCCTCCTATATAATTTGGTGTATAACTTGCTGGTGAAATCCCAGCGTTTCCAACTCCACTGGTTGGCGAAACTCCTTCGCTCGCGTTTTGAGATACAACACCAGCAGCAACTTTTAGCGCAATTCCCCCTCCAACTAAAGCCGCTCCAAGTGCAGGATTAGTAACAAATAAAGCGGTTCCCAATGCCATCAAACCATTTGCAACAACACTCATTAACTGTGCTAATTGTTGTTTCATATTTTTACCCCAATCGCCACCAGCCAACATTTGACCCACACCATATGCCAAGTCTCCCGCTGCGCCAATTGCAAGATTTTTCATACCATCTGCAAATGTTTTAAACGCTTCGTAATTATCGTTTAATATAGATTGAAACCGCGACACGCTTGGGGCTTCAACGAAAGAGTCGAAAGAAATTGGCTTTATTTTATTCTTTACGTTATCCGAAAACTTTTTAAATATAGAAACCGTTTCATTTTCCATTGCAACCGTGTCAGGCGCTATTGAAGTCATGTTAACTTTAACTATATCGTTTTGGGTTTTCCCTTGTGATTTTATTGTTGCTATTTGCTTTTCTGCTGAAATAGTTTTTTCAAGCTCGGAAACAAGATTTTTTTGTTCGTTTACTTTTCGTTCGTAAATGCCTAAATTGTTTCTATTAGTAAGCCACTCAACCCCCATGTATTCAATGCTTTTTTCTCTTTCCGCATTTTGATTTCTTAACGCCTCTAATGTTCTTTCATATGAAACCAATTTATCCTTTTCCAACTTTAATGTAACTTCATCAGTAGTTACACCTTGTTTTAATGCGGTAAGATTAAGCCCTAATTGAGCATTTCTTTTTTGCAGTTCTTCGACTTGTTTTGATATTGCTACGGTTGCTTTATTGCTAAAATTTGTAAATATTTTTTCATTTTCCGTTGTGTCGCTAATAGATGCAGAATAAGCAACAAAAGCAGCGGTAGCAAGAACAACCGCCCCAACGATTAACGCCAATGGGTTTGCCATAATAGCCGCATTCATAGCAACTATTTGAGGTATAACGCTAACTCTAATTACAGCAGACAAAGCCTTAAAACTATCCCCCATTTCACTTAGTGCGGCAAGCCCTTGCGTCAATGCTAATGCAGACTGAACCTTTAATAACATTTGTGCGGTTTCTTCACTCTTTACACCCATTAATCCCATTGCGCCAGTTACAATACTAGCCGCTCCTGCTGCTGCCGTCATTGCTCTTGCAACGGCTGTAAACTTACTATCTGCACTAAATGCATCTATTACTAATTTGCTTTCGGCTACTTGGTCTTTTAGCTCACCAGCTTTTTGAAAGGCCAATGTAGCAGCTTGACTTGTTACGCCATACTTAGAAGCGAGTGTTAACGCCTCTTTTTGAGCAGCCCTAAATTGTTGTTGCAAAGACCCAAACCCTTTTGTTGCTGCGCGCGTTCCCTTTTCTACTTCATCATTTGCCTTGTTTGCATCATTCGCAAAACCTGTAACAGCACTTTTAATAGCCCCTGAAGCACTATTTAAATCTTTTTGTAATGCTGGTAAATCAATTCCTAAGTTTAAATTCATATTACCTATTCATTAAAAGTCTATAATCTTGCTGAATCATACACGCCCCGTCATTTGTGATTTGCTCATTCCAGTCATCGCGTTCATCGGAAAAGTAACATTGTTGCAAATCGCCAGTTGTTGCATAGTCTAAAGCTGCCCGTACCGCATCGGCTAAAATTCTAGTTGATGCGGGGTTATTACTGACAATGTTTATTTGGTAAAGTTTATCGTCTAATGTACTAACTCCGCTTTTGGTCGGGCTCGCAATGGTTGAAATATTTTCATAGGTAACAAATGGAATTTGATAGCTCTGATTGTCGATAAGAGGAAAGACGCGGCAATTATCACCCGTGCCAACAATGGAGTTTACCCCGCTGTTGTTTTTAAGTATGCTATAAATTGCTTGCCCTGCTGTCATTTTTTTATCGTTCGTTTAAGTTTCTTTTCCATTAAATTAATAACGAGTTTTTCCGAAATAGAAAATGCTTCGTCTTTTTTAGCATCCCATGCTGGGCGCATCCACGGACGAGCGGGCATAATACCAGTGCTAACTATTTTCACCTTCCCGCCTTCGCTTATTGACCTCCTTGTTCTTTCAACTGTACCGTATTCGAATAAGTGGCCTAATTGACCGCCTCCAACACCTGCTAAAACAGATCTTCTGTAATCTGGTCCTAGGTAAACTTTATATCCTTTCTTGCCAGCAAAAACACGTATTGAATTTGCAAGAGTTTCTGATAATACAGAGGCGTTTTGTTTTAGTTGTATTAAAAGAGGGCTTGCGCCTTTTTGTAAAATATCAACCGCTTCTGTTTTTGTGATTAACGAATCTGCTTGCCCCAACGTACGCAAAAACGGAGCTATTTCGCTTTCCATTTGCTGCTTAATTTGTTGGGTGTTTTTACGTGGCATTACAACTCTTTTAATTTTTTTATCTGCTCTTCGCTTAATTGGGTTGGCTGATTATCCTCTCCAATTTTCATAAAGTCTTTTTCGGTTTTCGCCTTAGTGCTGCCCATTGATTTTGCAATAGTAAACGCAACTAACCTACTTCTTTTCCAATCCTCGTTTTGCCTAAATCTTTCCAATGAAAGCCATCCATCAAGCCGCGAAATTATAAAATCAATATCCCCAAAAAACATTTCATCTTGGCATAAGCCCAGCATCCCGCAAACAATAAAGTATTGGGATATTATTCTGTTATTGCTGGGCTTTCCAAGTTTCCCGATTTTGCAACATTATAAATTTTTGCAAATAATTCGGTGTATAGTTTCATAATCTCAGACAATACAAAATCGTTTTCAGAAAGTATTTTATAACACTCATCCTCTTTTAAACTTGTTGCATGTTTAATCATTGAGACGATTTTAAACATTGACGGTATCGCTCCATTTGCAGCATCATTTAATAATTCTTGAATTGTAGTTTTTGTTTCGCGTTCGTACAAATCAATTGAACGTGCCGTTACCTTAAATTCGATTTCCTTTTCTCCTAACTTCATGGTTATTTTGGTTTAAATTGTTGCCATTACTAAAGCGCCTGAGCCCGTAAATTCTACCGTTACAGTACTTGGTTGATTGGCTGGTGTTGCCACTGCAATGTTGTTTATTAAAACAGTTCCAGTAAATTTCTTTTGACCTGTTATTTCACTTGAAAGTTTCATTGTGATTTCAGTTCCCGCCTCCCACTTAGTGTACAAATCTTCTAAGTTGTAAGTTTCTGCGGGGTCGTTAAACAACTCGCCACTAAAAGAAAATGACCTAACGCCAGCCATTACTTGTTTCCAATTATTGCTGTCTTTATTTGTTACATCTAACATTTCACGTTCTAAAGCTAAGTCAGATGATGTAAGCAATGCGATTGGTGTTGAGCCATCGTATAACTTAATTAGTGTTCCGTTTAAAATTGCCATATTATTAGTTTTATATTGTTGCTGTTGTAATTTCGCCAGTACCTGTCATCTCACATGAGAATGTTTGAAGTTGGCCTTGATTTGTTGTACGCGATAGCGAATTTAAAAGCACATCGCCACTATAAGTAGTATTTCCCGTTGTTTGGTCGGTTATCAAAGCGGTAAACTTTGTTCCGTTTTCTACTGCTGTAAAAAGTTGATTATATCCTTGCCCTGTAACCTCATATGTAGATGGTGTTGAGCCTTCATTTACTTGCGCTCCAAACAATAACACCTCAACCGAAGCAGGCCCACTATTAACAGCGGTTAAAGTAATTTCGCTTCCTCCAGAGGTTGATGTAAATGTTACAAATAGCCTTTGCCATGCTCCCGTTCCTGTAAATGTTTCTGTTTCGGTCACATCGCCATCGCCAAATGTTACATCAAGTGTTGCATCCTTTATCCAAAATGATAGACTATATGAAGTAGCAGGCTTTGAATCATAGCCTAGTGATGCAGAAAACGCCCCGCCAAGTTCATTTATCTCTATTTTATTAGCTTTTATAAACCCATCTGGGGCCGCAAATAAATCTTCGCTCACAACCGCATCTGTCAATACCCAATATGGGTCTAAGAAGTTTTCAGAAACTGCAATCATATTCCTATCAAAAGGGTCTGCAATTAAACCCTCACAACTCAACGAAAACGACTTGTTGCCCGCTTGATTTTCTTTCCATGCGTAAGTGTCCTTTGTTGTTTTATCCAACATTTCTGATTCAAACGTAACAGCCATAGTAGTAAGTTTAGCCACTATGCTATTGTTGAGTAAAAGCCGAATTAAATTCCCGTTTTGTATCATTGTATTAAACTTGCGCTTATAGTTCTGTAAATTTTCTTTTCATCTGTTAGCACACCGTGTACCATGTACTCTCTTTCCTCCCAAATTAACCTGCTTTTAGCGTTTATTGCCTCAGCCAATACACTATATCTTACTATTATTTCAAGTCCGCTTGTGACTGTTATTTTGGTTCCAATTTCAGTTTCGTTTTGGTTTGCCTCACGCACTTGCGCCCAAATTGAAGTTGAACCCGAATAAGTAATTGTATTACTTCCATCCGTTCCACGACCAACAATGGGTTGCTGTATTGTTACCCTATGCCTTAGTTTTCCAATTATCATGGGGCTAAAACTTCAATTACGGTTGCCGTTGTGTTTGTTGCGAACACCTTTTTTACCATAATAGGAATAATCTCACCCGCTTGAACACCGCTAATCAAAACGCCATCACTTGGAGTATTTGAATTTGCTCTTGCAACTGGCAGTATTCTAATATTACCCGCTGATGCTCCATTTCTAATAAAACCATACTTTGATAAATAAGTAGTATCATTTGGAGTTACTACTAATGCGTCTTGTGCTATAATTGTCATGCTAAATTTTTTACTTGGATTCCGTTTAATAAATATTCGCTACCCATTGGCAGCTTTACCGCATTACCCATTACAACATCTTCGCGATGTTCGTATAAATGTCCTAATGTTAATGCAACCGCATCTATCGCAACGCTTGGAACGGCTGTTGCTGCCCCAAACCCAGCGACAAATATGATTTCTACCGCATCCATTCTAGTATAAGTAGTAATAGATTTAGTTATTATTATTGTGCAACATCCGTTTCGTGGAGCAAATGAATAATCACTTGCTGATAAGGTTTGTTGTACATTGTTTTCGTCATAATACTTTATAGAAGTAATTGAATCGACTGGATTTTTCCACAACTTTATATGCTGTGGCAAATAGTGTATATTACTTTTATAAGTTGCCGTAATGAATTGCAACCAGCTGAAATTTTGTGCTGCCCCAGTTGCTGCATTGATTAAGGAGAAAATTAAACTATCCTCAATATCATCATCAACCCTCAAATATGTTTTTGCGTCTGTTAAACTTATCGGAGTTTCAGCGGGTGGTGTTACCTGCGAAAAGTCTGTTAAATCATAAGGTGCAAGGCACAATTCAGTTATCATTTTTTGTATGGTTTTTTCATTGTCTTTTCAGCTTTTGGTTTTTCTTCAACCGCTGTTTCTACAACTTCTTTTTTGGTTTCTTTTTTTACCTCAACTGCTTTTGCGTGTCCGCTACCAATAAAAGATATTGCGGTACTTTCCTCAATGTCATATTCACGACCTTTGCGATACACAGTATCACTTCCAGCCATGTTTTGTAATATTATTACTTTCATATTTTTATGGTTTATCAAAGTAAATTCGGGCAGCCGAAGCCACCCGAATAAACCATGAAGTATCTACTAAGTAGCGTGAGTTAATTTTTTAATCGCTGCTTGTGCGCCTGTTGAGCCAACATAGCGACCATCCCAACGCTTAAACATGAAGAACCCAATTTGATTGTATTGTGCATACAACTCTTCGGCTCTAATCATTGTAACCCCGGCTACATCACGCACGATGTAATGTTTAAAATCGCCAAACAATACGGAAATAGCACCTGCTCCAATCGCAGCCATGTCATTGTTGATTGTGTAACGGTGTCCTAAAATCATATCAGGTGCGCCCTCTCTTACAGAAGGTGTCCAAAGTGGCATGTCGAAATCTGTTCCTATTGATAATTTCACAATAGCCTTTTCGGTGCTATCGTTCATCATAAATGTTCCGTTTGCACGGTATGCTTTGTCAACTGCATATTTTAAGTTAACCAAATCATCAAACGAGATAGCGGTTTGTGCTGCGTTTGTTACTCCCGTTCCGTCTGCTGCTACTGTTACACCTTGTGGGTCTGTTGTTCCGCCTCCCAATGTGAAATCGTAGTTAGTACCACGTTGCATACGACCTGCGAAAGCCTCTGCAATAATTGCCTCTACGTTAATTCCTGAGTCTTGGAATAACTGATGAGAAACACGGATAACTTTTGATTCGTAATTAAACGCTTTCAAAGTTGTTGACCCGAAAGTCATATCTTGCTCGTTCGATATTGTGTTTTCGGCAAGGATAGCAGCTTTAATAGCTGTATCGTTTGTTTTAGGCCACGGAATATCGTTACCCGTTGCTGTTGGTAAAATACGGGCAACTTCACGAACGCCACCGCTGTATTTCAATGCCATGTCAACTTCGTAACTGAAACCCTCTGGAATCATGTAACCACCCGCTGACGGAGTTGTTGATTGCGCACGCATTTCATTAACGATTTGCATTTCTTTTGCATTCAACCCTTTTTCTCCAACTTTCATAAATCTACGGAAAGCTGCACCTCGAACTTCTTTGGTTTCTTTTTGCTCGTCTGTGATGCCTCTTTTGCCTTCTGTTTCGGCTATTTCAGCATCCATTTTACGCTTGCGCTCAAATCTTTCAAGTGTTTGTTTTGCTCCGCTTGCGGTATCGTAAGCCGCATCAAATTTTACTTGCTCATCTGCTGTCATTGAGCGTTTTTCTGACCGTGCAAGGCCGTCCAATTCCTCAATAACTTTTAACGCTCTGCCGCGTTCTTCGATTAATTGTTTTTCGTTTAAATCTTCCATTTTTTTGTTGTTATAGTGATAAAATTTTTATTTTTCGTAATCTTTCTTCTGCTTCAATTTCGTGTGTATTGTCGATTTCTTCTTTCAAGACTTCATTCATTGAACGTAAGGCTATGCTTGTTGAAATTGATGTATTTTGATATGCTGGATATGTTACGGGGCTTACATCGTATAACCTTTCAACTTTGATAATTTTACGTAGGTTGTTTTGGTTTGCTTCGCCTTTTTCAAAAGATTGTTCTTTGATTACGAATGCAAATGAACTTTCTGAAATATCACCACGCTCAATAGAGTAGTAAAGGTTCATATGGTCGCTATTACGACTATCTAACCTTACACGATACCACAACCCAACACCATCAACTCCAATTTCTGCGGTCTTTGCTTTGGTTCTACCCAATAACATATTTTCATCGTGGTTTTTCAGCGCACGAACATCGTCTTGCAGCACATTATCGAAAGCCCCTGGCATTATGATTTCACGCAAATAACCTAAGTCTGTTTCGCTGTTAAACTTCGCTGCATAACCAGTGATGAAATAATCTTCGGTTTCTCCTTCTGCTCTTTTTTCGGCTTTTGCATCCGTTAAAAAGTATCTGCGTTCACAGTCTTTAATGTCTTTTATATAATCTTTAATTTCCATGCTCGTTTTGTATTGATTGCTCGTTAATCATCTTTTCTATTTGCTCCAAAAATCCGATAGTGCGCTGTGTTGGTGGTTGCGACAATTTTAATTGTGATACTTTTTTAGCGTCTTCAATTGGCATCATGTTTACCGCAATAAATCTTTGCTCACCTCCTATAACTTGGTTTTCTCCGAATCTCTTGCGCCCTTCATTTATGCTAAACATACCATTTTGAATGCCTTTTACAACAAAGTCCATTTGGCTATTCGCATCACCTTTTAAAAGGTCGCTAAAGTCATATCTTACTTCATGCGTTAATCGCATTGCTTCGGTTAAAATCTTGCTTTCATCCTCCCATTCAATCTCAGCAGTGTAGTCAGTTAATGTTTGGCTAACAAATTGAATTGATTGATGTTCGATATTGCTAAACGTTGCTCTTTCGAGGTCAGCAAGCATGTGTAAAGGAACGCCATAAATTGAGGCTATTTCTCTTACTCCGTATTGACGAGTAGCTAAAAATTGGGCTTCTTCTGGTGGTATTGAAAGCTGTGTAAACTGAGAGCCGTTACCTAAAACAGCTATATCGCCTTGGTTCGTTCCGCTTGTCTGCTCTTTCCAGCTTTGTTTGATTTGCGCTGCCGAAGTCGAGGTCAATGTATTGGGAACTGTAATAAATCCGCTTGGGATTGCACTATTTCCGAAGAAATTAGCACCATATGTTTCACTCGCAAGGTTAATTCCGATACTTTCAGCGTGTAATCTTATTGGTGATTTGCCCGCATACCCATCGGTTGATATTCCTTTTAAATGGTATATTTCGTAGGGCTTTAAAACGGTTGGTATTTCTGGGTATCTTGTATCTGAATTATAAAATAATAACTGTCCATCAATAAAAGTAGGCATAACAGCCCACGGGTAAAGAATAGTTCTTTTATAAACTTCTCCGTATTTATTTCTATGATTATAAGCGTATGCGTTACCCCATAACAGGCGGTAAGTCATCATTAACTTATCGAAATTGAATTTATTATAAAGGTCGCTTGGTTGCTCTGAAAGTTGGTAGTAAATAGGATTTTTTTTATCCTTAATCAAATCTCCGTTTTCTTCTTCTTTTAAAAGATACTTAGGAACTTTTGCAATGTTGGTAGATATAATCCTAACACATGCGGCAACCGCTGTTAATTGTAGTGCTGTAAGTTCGTTTACCGCTTGTCCTGACTTGTTGCGAGGTGCAAACATATCCATAAACCATTGGGCTGGATAAGCAAGCCCACTCGTTTGGCTTCGCTTGCTCAGAAAACGGAAAGGGTTGCGTATTTCGATTTGCACATACAAATGTGCTAATCATTAATGGTTTTATTGGGGCATCATTAATGTCTATTTTAGTAAATCCTTAAAATATTTTGGTAGGGTTGTTTCTTCTGCTGTGATAACATCGAATGAAAATATATTTGTTTCGGTTTTTACATCACACAGTAGCACGGTTTCGGGTTCTATTACATTAAAATCAAACCCGTTTGAAGATAGTAGTTTTTGGGAATAACTATCCATGCCTTTCATTGCGGCTGGATTCCATAAATGAATAGTTTTTGTGTCGTTAATTAGGTTAGCGTGTCCGCTTTCAATCCACGAGTTTGCTATTTTTTGCGGTACTTTTACGGGCCTGTTTCTATTCCATGTTTCCGTTCCGTTACTTAATTGAGTAAGTGGTTTAACTTCATGACAAATCGCTGTTTGTTCTATTGCTTTTCGGCTTATCATTCTACCAGCACCTAATAAAGCCCCTCCGCTATACGTAAATAGTTTCGTTTTGCCGCTGTTTTGTTCGTGCATGTAACATTTATCTATTCCAAATATATCTTGTCCGTAATGTGGTTTGTATGCCTCGAAAATATCTGGGTGTATTAAATCATCACTCCCGATTTGCATAAGATAATCCCATTCGGATTTTAAAGCAATTGATAAAGCGTGATTAAGTTTTGCGCCTAATATATTTTCGTGTGAACAGTATTTGAACGAATACTTTTTAGCAAGTTTCTCATGATCGTATTCGCTACCAACGATTAGCGCATCAACATAGTCTGGCAACACATTTTTGAGTTGCTTGTAAACAAGTTCGGTTAGTTCAACCCTTTTCCAAACTGCAATAAGTAGGCATATTCTCATTTCTTTGCTCGTTTATTTTTCTGTA